TGCTACAATAACCTATGAATACGTAGCTGACGTGCCTGATATTACGACTACAAACCTTACTGTTAATTATGACGTATATGCTCCTGTATGGTTTCAAGCGGCTATAATACATGGTGTGTCTGAACTATATCATTCTGAAAAGGGTGATCCTGATGGAGCGTTCAAAGAAAACCAGTATAAACAAAGCTACGTACAAACAGGATTAATGTACAATCGTAATTTTAGTTCAGATCGCAAATTCCGTATGGGACGTAGAGATTCTAGGTCCGGTCAATTTAACTTCGTAGTTCAAGAAGGTTCATTACAGGTAGCTTCCTAATGGCGATACAAGCGGAAGGTATTCAATTTGGCCCGTGGCAGACAGTAAATTATTCTGTCCCTGCCATTGATCTGGAACCTAACGTGTTGTCTAGGATTGAAAATATGTACCTGGATAACGCTGGATCATTGAATACTCGGCGGGGAACAGCTAAGTACATATCTAGTGCTTTGTCTGGTTCCCCGTCCGTAGTGGCTACGGGCAAGCAAAGATTTACGGCATCCTCAAGTGCAGTGTTTGCTATTGCAGGAACTAAGCTCTATGAAGATGTAGATGGTACATGGACAGATCGTACAGCCTCGATTACTATTACGTCACATATAGATAAGTATTGGATTACGACTAACGCAGGTGGGACGTTGATAGGTGTCAATGGTATAGGTAACGATGCACCTATTAAGTGGACTGCTGCAGGGGGTAATATAGCAGCCGCGGGTATGGGATCTAGTGGGGTTACTTCTGCGGATTCGACTGTGTTCTGGGATAATAGACTTTGGTATGTCAGCACCAACCAAGGTGAGCGATTAGCTCATTACTCATCAACCACAGATATAACATCATTTGGGGCTAATGATTATTATATCACAGATGGTCAAATCACAGGTGCCGCACCCATTAAGAGCTTCCTAGGTCTCCATAATGAGGACGGCATCTGGGGTTTGTTTCCCACGGGTAATGCTGACATACCATATAGTATTCAAAGACGTGCGGATCGAGGGACTATATCTAGACGTAGCCTAATAACAGATGAATATGGCAATCAGTTATTTATGCGGCGTGATGGTATATACGAGTGGGGAGGATCTGAACCGCCTCAGAAGGTATCGGGTAATTTTGATGGCTCAGAGTTTTGGGATAATATTAACAAAGACAGATTAAGTTATAGTTTCGCGCATTTGGTAACTTCGGACGATCAGGTATGGTTCTGGATTCCGTATGGTACTAATCAGCAGTATATGAATGTCGCTGTAATATGGAATTACAAACTACGTCAATGGGTAGGTGTGTATACAGGGAATACTCGTATTTGTGGTGCGTATTTTGAAGACTTACCACATTTAGGAGGAAACGCAGATGGGTTGTTGTTTAAGCATAATACAGGAACTAATGACGCTACGTTGTCATTTACAGTTAAAGCTACTACTGCTGCTACGCCTCCTGTGTCCGTGGCTACAAGAGTTAGATGGTTATATGCTAGACATGAGTTCAACGCTGCTGACGTAGCCTATGATACATCGGTGTATCAGACAGGTCCAGGGATTGTTACAAAAGGTGATACATTTCAGGTAGGTGATCCTACGGATGCTTTGGTAACTGCATTTACTATAGGGTCTTCGAGTATTAGATCGGCAACTACAGCGTTTATAAATGATACTGATTTACACGGATATAGTCCTGTGAGTCAGATAAGGTATGAGAATAGTACCTTAGATCAACCTATTACAGTGCGCCGCTCGATGTTGATGTATAAACCTATCGGGAATGAAACTGTACGTAAGCTAGGAGTACACTAATGAATAGTTTTTCAAGTGATCCAACAAAGAGATTTCGGAATAAGCCTAAGCGTCGAGCTAATCCACAGGCTATGGCAGGTAGACCTCAGAATAAGCCTAAGCCTAAGCCTGAAGATGATCCTTTTGGACGTAATATGCAACGAGGTCTGGGCAATCAAGGACAGAATCAGCAAATAGATTATAGTAGGCTAGCCGCCGCTGAAGCCGCAGCCCTTAGAGCTGGCTTACAGGGATCTGGAGATCCTTTTGGTCGTCCTGTAGGAACTGGCCGTATAGACGTTGGTAATGCTAATGCAGATCCTTTTGGGCGTAACATGGGACCGCTTCCTGATGTTGTGGGTATGGGAAGTGGACCTCCTGGGGGAGCGTCGTCTTTTACTACGAGTAATATTCCAAATACTCAGTATAAGGTGAATGTACCTGATGAACCTATTAACCGAAGTGCAATGTCAGACAGACCTGAGTTTGTTCAGCCTGGGACAAATGCGGCATCAATGTCAGACAGACCTGAGTTTACATACACTCAGCCAAATCCACTCGCAATGGCCGATAGGCCAGATGTAGCCTCTATTGTTCCACCTATTGCAAATCCAGATGCGATGGCAGATAGACCTAACATGCCAGGGGCTACATCTCCAGCACCTACTGATCCTTTTGGACGTAATATAAGGCAGCTTCCACAGGGTGTTAATCAAGAGGCTATGGCAGCAAGACCAGATGTTGCGCCTGTAGCTAATGTAGCGGCAATGGCTGATAGACCGGATATGCCTGGATCTGAACCTGCCTCAGCTATGGATAGTCCATTACAAATGCAGGCCGAGGCGAATCAAAAAGCTCTAAATGCGGGATTAGAGGATCCTTTTGGGCGTGGTATACAAGCGCTAGAACCTCCGGCTGAAGATATCTATACGGAGGCTCAAAATACGGGATTAAGTCCTTTGCAACGGCAAGAGGAGAGTAGACGTTTAGAAGCGCAGCAGGTTCAGTCTACAGAACCTCCGGCTATGGTTCCTCCAGCAGACGCTAGTCCTTATACTCCAGAACCCCCGGCATTAGATCCTTTTAGAACTCAGTTACAAGACGCTATACAAGGGCGTCTAGGTGCGGATTCTTATACGGCTCGGCAAACTGCAGCCGAAGCTGATTATCAAGTTCAAGCAGATAAAGCTAGGGAAGCATTATCTGAGCGTTTGAATAGGCTCGGTGTACTACGTGGAGGTGGAGCTACGGCTTCGCAGTTCGGTGAATTTGAGTCAGGTGTACTTAGAGGCCAGCAAGCTATAGGCGCTCAGTACGAAGGTCAGCGTCAGGCAGGAATAGAAAATGCCATATCGCAAGGTATAGGAATGTATGAAGCTGGTGGTCGCCAAGATATTTCGCGCGAACAACAGCGTATGCAAGAAATAGAAATGTTCGGTGGTGAGGCAGGTCCAGAAGGTAGAGGGACTTTAGCTAGGCGTTTGGGTGTAGGAGGTATGGACCTTCAAACAGCTCAGTTAGAAGAACAACGACAAGTTAGGCTCCAGAGAGGTACTGAAGGAGAACTTCAGCGTGATCTTTCGCGGGAGGAGTTGTATGGTGGTGTTACACGTCCGGTTGATCGCGCCTCAACTCTAGCGGCTAAAGAAGCCGCCGCTCAGCGTGGTCTACAATCACGTGAAATAGAACAACGTGGTATATTAGCAGGTGCGGATATCGAATCACGCGAAGGTCTGGCACGTGAGAATCGACTTTTAGGACGTGAGGAGTTATATGGCACTGGTGATACGCTCGCACAGCAAGGCTCTACATTAGCTTCACAGGAACTTGCTCAGCGGGGCGTCATAGCCTCTGAACAATCAAGACTTGAAGAAGTCAATCTTTATGGACGTACGTTAAGCGATGCCGAACGTAGCATGATGGCCGCAGGTCGTGGTGGGCCGAGTACTGTGGCCGCACGTGATCTTACACAAAGAGGGGTTCAGTTTGATAGAGAGCTATCCTCGCGAGAGGAAGAATCGGGATTACAACGTGATTTAGCACGTGAAGAAATGTATGGTGGCCCTCAAGGGATGGTAGATCAACGAGCCGGAACTCTAGCAGCTCAAGACGCTAGGTCAACTCGGCAATTACAACGTGACGATTTAGAACTTCGCCAAGAACTAGGACGAGGTCAATTAGGACTCTCTCAGACAGAGCTATACGGCCAAGACGTTAGCGGCATGAGTCCAATGCAAATACAGGCTTTAGGGGGTACGTTAGCGTCTAGAGAAGGTGCGGCAGAACGCGCATCACGAGAAGGCTTAGCTGCACGTGATATAACTTCCCGTGAAGAACAAGCAAGGCAAGGCCGTAACTTAGCTCGTGAGGAGTTGTATGGGTCTGCAGATCCGATGCGTCAAATGGGTGATACACTTGCCGCGCGTGAAGCTGTGGCAAGTCGTACATTTCAGAGCGGTGAACGCGCATTAGATCGGGGTGTTACAGCTCAGGAAGGTCAGGCGAATCGTAGCTTAGCACGGGAGGAGCTTTATGGATCTGCAACACGCACTCAAGGTGAAACCTCACTAGCCTCGCAAGACTTAGATCTTAGGCAGGAGCTTGGACGTGGAGAGCTTGCGGAGCGTGTGACTGCGGGCGCGCAAGGCAGGGCATTAGACCGTGATAGACTTGGTTTACAAGAAGCCGAAGTGTTTGGCGAAGGTCGAGGCCAAAGATACGGAGGCCGTGATACCCTCCAGAGTCGTCTAGCTCAAGAGGAAACAGAGCGTATCGGTGCCGCTACTACTTTAGAGGCTGAGAGGTATGATACTCAACGTGGGGATTATGCAAGTGCTTTAGAACGGGAAGCCTCAGATCGTGCATGGCAGG